TATGTATGTGGGTGTGTGCGTATTATGTTACAAAATTCGATCCGGAATTCCAAAAAAAACTGACGAAAATCATGAAAATATTTTTCATGCCGGGAACCAGGAAGGACCAAGAAGGATCAGGAACCAAAAAATATTTTTGATCCTTTCCTGAAAAAAAAATTTGCAGAATCAGAAAAGCCGGTTTTATCTTTGCACGCGTTCGGCAACGGTGCCGGACCTAAAACACAAAAAAAATGAAAAAAGTAATTGTTTTCTCTGATCTGTTTCAAAAAATTGACTGGTTTTTTAATACTGAAAAGCAAACCTTTATTCATCCTTATGAAGCTAATTTAGCAGATTCGGCTTTTTGGGTTTCATCTATAGAAATACCTGAATGGATTGCAGAAATTGCTTTGGATGAATTCAGGTGTTCGGAAGATTATTTAAGCGAATACGGCCTTTCAGTTCGTGAAATTAATACTTCAATTCTTTAACCTTTAAATAAAATGGAAACCTTCGATATTTATTTTAATGATTCCGAAAATTCAAATAATAAAGGTTTTAAGGAATCCTTTGATTATTGCCTAAACTATATAGACCGGAATTCTGGAAGCTACTTTCAGGATTACCCGAAAGGATCTGTAGATATTGTAAGTAATGAAACTGGCAATATAGTTTTTTCAAAAACCTTTAGTTTTGAACGGTATTTATGAAAGACTTTCCAGAAATGAGCTTAAAGGATCAGATCATTCTTTTTCTCAAACTGTTTGCCTTTTTGGCCCTTTGCCCTAACATAGGCCCTTTTTAGGGCCTTTTTTTTTATAGGTCCTTTCCCAGGTTTCAAGTGGTCAAAAAAAAATCAGGAAATTTTATCCAAAAATTTGCAGAATCAGAAACCGGAACTACTTTTGTAAAAATTAAAACACATTAAAAATTTATGAAAAATCAAAATTCAACTTGGAACGAAGACAAAGACGTAATCTTTGCAACGGTCGTAATGTCAGGAATTTACCTTTGGCTTTTTATTGCCGTTATTTTCAATTAATCCTTTTAAACTTTATAAACACAAAAAAAAATGATTGCATTACAAGAAAACATAACCGTTTCCGCTTTGGCTAATTTGTTGAATGAGTTTCACAAAGAACTGGATCAGAAACCAGTATTGCCAAACTATACCGGGAAAATCAAAAACCTTTTGTCAAAAGGTGATTCTAACGCTAAAACAGAAAAAAATGAATTAGAAACTTTCATTCTGTATATGGCACCGGCCAAATCAAATTCATACGGTGTTAACCTTTGCGCTAAAGCTTCAAAAGGATGCGTTTTTGCTTGCTTGGTTTCTTCCGGCCGTATGGCATTTACTACTAACTACCTTGCAAGGATCAGGAAAGCGGATTTTTATGTAAATCCAGAAACCAGAAAGGATTTTTGCCTTCAGTTATGGAAAGAGCTTTCCAATAAGAATAAAACGGCAAAGAAACGAGGGTATAAAGTAGCTGTTCGTTTGAACGGAACTACGGATCTGGATTTTTTCGGTATTCTTAAAAACCAGATCGGAAAGGACCTGTTTTCATTGGATAACCTTGTTTTTTATGACTATACAAAACTGATCGGAAAGGTTATTAAGTACCAGGAACAAATGAAGGCCGGAAAGTACTTTTTGACTTTTTCAAGATCAGAAAACAACTGGTCCGAATGTTTACAAGCTTTGGCTATGGGCGTGAATGTAGCCGTCGTTTTTGGAAATGATTCTTTGAAGCCTGAAAAGTTCGAAGGCTTCGAAGTTATTGACGGAGACAAAACAGATATTGAAATGTTAAAAGTCTCCGGTAAAATTTTGGCTTTGAGGGCAAAAGGAAAGGCAAAGAAGGATCAAACCGGTTTCGTAATTCGTTAGTCAATTTTTAAACCAGTAAACACAAAAGATATGAAAATTTTAATTTCAACCGGCCTTGCAAATTCCCAGGGCCGCTCATTTTCAAACTTTGAATCTGCAAACCTTTTTTGCCGTGGTCTATTAGGCCGTTATTCAAATATTTTTTATTCAATCCAGGACGGCAATTTTAGCCGTTCTGGTACCATAGATATGGAACCGGTTTCTTTTCATTCCAGACACAAAAACCGGATCTTAACAGGGCATCTTTTTACATTTTCTCAAAATGTTCTAAGAGACATGGCCCTAAAAAAGTACCCTTTTAATACTTTGAATAAAACCGACTTTAAGGAAAATCAGGATCATTTTTCGGAATTAATTTCTTTGATTCCAGACAAAGTAAAATTTTAAGTCAAACCAATAAACACAAAAGATATGGAAGTAATCCAAAGAAATCCAGGAAACGAAAGCACCTTATTCAAAGGTGCTTTAAAGGATCAGGTTTATAAGGTAGCAGATAAGTTCTTTACAAATGAAAAGGAAGCTTTCGAATACCTTTCCTATGTTTTCCAAACCTTATCCAGATTAAGAAAGTAAGTCAAACCAGTAAACACAAAAGCTATGTTAAAATTTGTTGAAAAGAAATTTCAGAACCTTACTGTAGAAGTAAATGAAGCCGGGTCTATTTACATAACTTTGGGCACCCAGGTTATCAATTTAGAATTTACTTCAGATACTTTGTTGGTTGAAACATGGGATCCCGAAAACCTGAAAATCAGTATGAACAAAACGCTTCAGATTACTGATCAGTTAACGGCTAAAATCTGGGACTATAAACCTGAAGCTTTTTGACCTAAACTTTTCACCACTAACTACAGGACCTTTTCAGGTCCTTTTTTTTTGACCACTAAACAAGGCAAAGCAAACAATCCTAAAAAGGCCGTAAAGCGGCCTTCTTTGCTTTCGTATGATCTTTGCCTTGTCTTGATATGTCCGGGTTTCTTTGGATCGTTTCTACCTACCTTAAAAACCAAAATAAAAGTAAGCTTCCAGGCAAGCTATATTTTCAAAATTCTTTTGGCCGGTAAAAAGCTTTCCATTTTTTACCAATGGTATGCATTGGTATTCTTTGGTATTCTTTGTTTACAATGTATTCCAGTCTATAGACTGTATACCAAAGGAACCAATGCAAACCAGATATACCAAAGGACCAAAGCTTAACAAAGGAATACCAAAGAATCCCAAAGGATAAACAGTCTATAGACTGGAATACCAAAGTAAACCATAGCTAACAAAAGGAAGAAAGGAAGTAAGGAATACCAAAGGACCAAAGGACCAGAAGAAAGAAAGGAACCAAAGGAAACAAAGGATCAGAAGGAACCAGAAGGAACAAAAGATCAAAGGAAGGAAAGGAACCAAGGAACCAGGGAACCAGAAGAAAGCCAAAGGATCAAAGCAAAAAAGAAAGGTCTGGTTTTTCTTTTTGTACCCATACCCCAAAAAACCCGGATGAAAAAACAGGTTACCAAAGGCCCAAAGTACAATTTCCGAATGTTGTATAATTTGTATTATGTTAACTAACAGGGTAAAATCCTATTCTTTGGGCCTGAAATACAAGGGTACCCCATGCTCCAAATAAGGCCAGAACCTGGGGACCCCCTCCCCCCATCTTCTACCAAATGAAAAATCGGTCCAATGAATAACCGGAGTTGACTGGTAAGCCCTGTATGCCTCTATTTCGCACACAATCGAGTTATACCAGACTTTCTCCAGAAAGTGGAGTCAATATACCTTTGTAAAAATTGGAAGCCTTGTAGGCCCATTTCTGAAAGAATTTCCAGAGTGGACCCTACCCCCCAATTTTAGAAAAATGAAAATGGGGTTTGGTAAAAATAGGCTTTTTGAAAAAAGTATTTACTTTGGGTCTTAAAATAAACAATTTAGACTATGCCATTGAAGAAAGGATATTCCAGAAAGGCCGTGAGTAGTAATATTCGCAGGGAGATGAAGGCCGGTAGGCCACAGAAGCAAGCGGTAGCCATTGCTTTGAGTGTAGCAAGGAAGGCCAAGGCGGCCACCGGTAGGAAGCAGGGCCGTAGAACCATGAAGAAATGATGGAGCATTACTACAAGAATCTTGGTGAAGACTGGTTCAGTTATCCAAGGATATACCGTGGAGCGGTGAAGTACTTTGGTACCGGTAGTACCTTCGTGGAGGTTGGAAGTTGGAGGGGTAGATCAAGTGTTTACATGGGAGTTGAGATTGTGAATAGTGGGAAGGAGATAGCCTTGGTTTGTGTGGATACCTGGGAGGGTAGTGTTGAGCATCAGGGATGGGATATTCTGGATGATGATGGTTTGTGGAAGGACTTCCAGAAGAACATTGAGCCATTGAAGGGAGTGATTACTCCGGCCCGGATGACCAGTTTGGAGGGTGCGGCTATGTTCTTTGATAATACCTTGGATTTCGTGTTTATAGATGCGGCCCATGACTACCAGAGTGTGAAGGAGGACATAGAGGCATGGTATCCGAAGGTGAAGGAAGGAGGTGTGATTAGTGGGCATGATTATCCAGATTGGGAGGGAGTGAAGAAGGCCGTGGATGAACGGTTTGGGAAGGACATGAAGGCCAGGTATGGCTCATGGGTACACCAGAAGGGGGCTAAGAAGGATTTTTATAGATATTTGTAATGAAGAAGACCAAGGGGAGTACCGGATCATCCATAAAGGTTACATTTGGCAAACGGAGAGAGGGTAAGCATAGTAAGTCTAATGGACCAAAGGACAGTAAGGCAAAGAAGTATAAAGGACAAGGGAGATAATCATGGCAGTAGCTAAGAAATATTCGGTTAAGTCTGGTGGCAGAACGGTTAAGTTTGGAGCCAAGGGTTATTCCATTGCCCCAGGGACCAAGAAGGGAGATGCATATTGTGCCAGAAGTTCTGGGATTAAGAAGTGCAAGAAAGGACCTTGTCCGAATGATTTATCAAGGCAAGCTTGGGGATGTGTGGGAAAGAAAAGTGTGAAGAGTAAGGCCAAAAAGTTTAGCAGAATTTAGGTTTACATGGGTTTGAAATGAGATAAAGAGGCCGGTTGATGACTGGCCTTTTTTTATTTCAATATTTGCAATAATTTTGCATCAAAAGTTATTCATAATTGTTTAGTAAAAATGGTGTCTAAAAGGGACTGGCCGATGGCCGGTCTTTTTTTTGTGTATGCCTTGGAATTTTGGCTTGATTGTAATTTTCTTTGCAAAAAAAGAAATATGGAGAAGGTCGCAATAGGTAAGGTTAAGAATAATCCTGATAATCCAAGGATCATCCGGGATGATAAGTTCTTCAAGCTTGTGAAAAGTCTGAAGGAATTCCCGGAGATGGCGGAGGTGAGGCCAATTGTGGTGAACAAGGACATGGTGGTTCTTGGAGGCAATATGCGCCTTAAAGCCATGAAGGAGGCCGGTTGGAAGCAGGTACCGGTGGTTAAGGTTGAGTGGGATGAGGCAAGGCAGAAGGAGTTTGTGATAAAGGATAATGCAAGCTTTGGTGAGTGGGACTTTGAGGATCTTGCAAACAACTGGGATGATTTGCCTTTGGAAGACTGGGGTTTAGATGTTCCTGTTTTTGCAGATACTGAAAAGGATATTCCTTTCGTGGATACCAAGGAGATAGATGAGGACTTTAAGAAAGGAGATTTGATTGAGTTTGGTGGAGTCCACCGGATTTTGGTTATGAGTAATCCTGATGACAATCATCTGGAAACGGTGTTGGATGGAGATAAACCTGGGTTTAGTTCTGCCGAGATGTCATTTACTGAAAGTTTTTTGGATTATTCTTCCTTGGGAGCGGACCAGTTATTTGCGGCTAATGACTTGGGAATCCGGTATTGTGGGATTGTAGCTACGGCCAAATTGGCTTCAGAAATCGTGGAGGAATGGGTTAAGAAGTACCCGAAAGAAGAGTTGAGAAGGAATGGTGAGGTAATAGGCTAAAAAAAGCCTTTTTTTGCAACAATAAAATCAGAAGACAATCAGTAGTATGGGAAGAGGTAATCCGCAGAATCTTTCAAAGTACCAATGGAAGAAGGGACAATCTGGTAATCCGAAGGGTCGGCCAAAGAAATTGCCAGACCTTAAAGAATTGTTAATCAATGTACTTGGTGATACAAAGGAAGGCAAGACTGCCATGGAGGCCGTGTTGATGTCCATCAGGGCCAAAGCTTTGAAGGGAGACACAAGGGCGGCAGAGTTATTACTGGATCGGGCTTATGGTAAACCAAAGCAAGAGACAGATATTATGACCACCTTCACCCAGGTCATCATGCCTTTGCCTCCGGCAGAGGAGGTGTTGGAAATTGGTCAGGCAGGAATTGGACATATTGAGTCCAAAGGTACAGAGGCAATCAAGAATAAACTGGAAGAAGAAGATGGGTTCGATTCTGAGTAATTTCGTACAGGACCATCCATCGGTTGGTATGGTCAATAATCCCAAGCACTATGGCGGTGCCGATAATCCTTTTGAGGCAATCAAGGTTATAGAGGCATGGGACTTGGATTTTAATCTGGGTAATGTGGTGAAGTATATCTCCAGAGCCGGGAAGAAGAATGAGTGGAAGTATCTGGAAGATCTTGAGAAAGCCGCATGGTATTTGAATAGAGCAATTGAAAATAAGAAGAAAGATGCCGGACATTAGCCTTTGTAAAAATTATATCTGTCCGTTGGCCGAGCAATGCTACCGGTTCACGGCAAAACCTGATGAGTATTTCCAAGCTTATTCGGAGTTTGAGCCGGATGATGATGGGACCTGCGATCACTTCATGGTCATCCCGGAAGGGATTTGGTACACCGATGAAAACGAATAACCTATAAATATGAAAGCAAGATTAATATTTGACCTGACTGACTCAGATGACATCAAGGCCCACGGTCGGTGCCTGAAATCATTGGACATGGCTTTGGCCCTGTGGGACATCAATAGCCGGATCAACCGGATATGGGATGAATCCGAAGATGCCAAGATGATTGATAGTGACCTTGTCTTTAAGGCCCTTGAAGAAATCATGGAGAAATACAACCTGAACCTTAATGAACTGATTGACTGATGGCACAAACGGCAGTAGAGTGGCTATTTAAAGCCCTCTGGGAAGAACCAAAGGATAAGATGGTCTGGTATGCCATTCTGGATAAGGCCAAGGAAATGGAGAAGGAGCAGATAATGGATGCCTACAACAATGGAGAAGATAGAAGTGCAGAACTTTATTACAACGAAACCTATGGTGAAAATCGGGGTAGCAATCAGTCCATTACTGGAAAGGATTGAAGATACATTGTGGCTACATGAGGCCCATGAAAGTATTCCACCAGGATACACCATGGATGGCTTTAGGGCTATCGTAAAGATTTTTATGTCGGCCATGATGGATAAGATGTATGAACTTCAGGTGAAGGAAGGTTTGGATCTGGAAGACAAGAAGGCTATGGCAGAATCCTGTGGTGATGAGGTAAGAAAGCTTGTCCATACCTACACCGGAATTGATACACTTGAAATGTATAAGTGAATGCACAGAACTACGGCAATTGTGAACTTATGGAGAAGAATTGTGCAATAGGTAGCACTTGCTACTACCTTTCGCAAAAAGTAACCCTATAACCTGACAAAAGCAATGTGCAAAAAATGCATATACCTTTGTGGCCCAACAGAAAGCCAATAGATGCCAACATTAGACCTGAGTAATTCGGAACTATGGAACGGTAAGTACCTTCCGGCCATTACCAGGCCAAAGATTTACAACATTCTATACGGAGGCGCAGGGAGTGGAAAGTCTCAGACCATGATCCAGTTCTTCCTGAGTGAACTACTGGACCATGATGAGAATGAGAATGAGACCTTTGTGGTCCTTCGTAAAGTTGCGGCTACCATTCGTACTTCGGTCTACATGGACTTTAAGAATAAGATTTACGAATGGGGTCTGGGAGACCTGATTACCGCTTACGATGGAATCTTTGAATTCCGATCCAGAAGTAACAAGATCATCTTCATGGGTGTGGATAACCCAGAGAAGCTAAAGTCACTTGCACAGGCCAAGTATATCTGGGTAGAGGAAGCTACCGAGTTGACCAAGGAAGACTTCATTCAGGTTACACTTCGCCTTCGTGGTATATCCAAGCACCAGAAGAGATTCTTCCTGACCTTTAACCCGGTATCCGATAGCCATTGGATAAAGGAAAGGTTCTTTGACCGGCCACCGGAGGTTGAGAAGGATAAGATCCTAATTCTTCACTCTACCTACAAGGATTGCTACCGGTTTCTGGATAAGGAGTATCCCATCAGGATGGAAGCCCTGAAGGATGTGGATTATACCTACTGGGATGTTTACGCAAATGGAAACTGGGGAGTTTGGGATAGGGAGACATTGTATGTCCAGTATTTCAGTCCGAAGGACCATGTGGTAGAAGGGTATCTTAGGGCGCACCCAGATTATCCATTGTACCTGACCTTTGACTTTAACATTACAAACACTTGCGTGGCTATCCAGTTCTCAAAGAATGCTCCGGGTCATTCGTACTACGGTACGATAAATGTCATTAAGACATACCGGCATGGAGACCTTGGGGATTTGTGTAATATGATTAAGCAGGAATTCCCAGGTATGAGGTATGTCATTAATGGTGATCCGGCAGGGCAAGCAAGGTCCGCCTTCACCACGGCCAATATGTCGGCATACCAACTCATTGCCAACTTTATGAACCTACCGGATATGAACCTCCAGATTATGAGGTCATCACCCAGTCACTTGAACACAAGGATTGTGGATACTCTGGTATTCAGGAAGTGTAAGATCCAGATTGCAGAGGAGCCTAATAAAGCCCTGATAGCAGATTTTAAGGAAGCAAAGGTGGACCGGAGGATAAGCTTGGATACCTGGAAGCAGAAGAACCCTGATAAGTCTCACGCATTGGATGCATGGAGATATTTTTCTTTTGCGAATTTTTATGAAATTGCAAGCGAATACAACATTCAGAAATTCAATGGCAAACTGTTGCAAGAATAACATGGTAATATGCGAACCCATCATCGGGTGTTGCACGGAATTCTGGTTAGAAGTCCCATTGGACTATACCGAGGTTAGCATCCGAGTCCGGATAACCAAGAGCAACAATGTAACCTTTGAACAAACTCTGCTTGTGGAAGATGGTCTGGTGGAGATTCCTCTGGACATAATTGGCACCGATTGGTTCAATCCTTATGGTGGACCTTACACACTTCAGTACCTTGACCCATTAACCTTAAATGTTATTAGCTTTCCTTGGGAAGGACAAATGGTAGAAGGGGTTCAATGGAACATGGCACCGGGTTTAAGCGATATAACTATCTGTACACTTGATATATTCTAATGAAGTATGATGTTTCCTGCGGAAAGGGGCGAAGAGGTTGTTGCCTTATTAAGCCTGATGTTGATGGCCTTCCTGATGGCCTGTTTGTCTTGGTTCCTGAATCATCTCCTGGACGATCATCCGATTGGAAAATCGTATTTATTGTGGCTCCAAAGCCTACCGGAGAATCTGGCCAAACCCCTGGGTGAGTGTGTCTACTGCTCTGGGGCTTGGCAATTTCTTTTTGTAACCTTCTTTATTTTTAAATACCCATTATTCTTATGCTTAATTGGTTTAGGTCTAAACCATCTCTTCCTGAAACAAGTGGGACTGATGCTCCCCAAGTAGATTCTTCTGGGAAGCCAAGGTACCAAGGTCTTGCACCGAAGGAACGGTGGGACCAGATTGAATATGTTTTCTCCTCCGGTGGAATACATTACTTCAAGTTTAACTCTGAGGTGAACATCCCTTTCCAGAGAGCCGTGGCCGCAAGGGATATTCTTACCGAGGAACTATGGCAGATTAACCCAGACCAGTTGAAGGGATGGAATGATAGCCTGATTCAGGTTATAACCGATGACAAGAAGAAGCATGACAAGAAGCTTTTTGAGGTGGGTGTATTGGCTCACCGGCTAAAGGAGCAGATTGATATGTCCTTCAGTCTAACAAGGCAGTTAAAACTGGCTTCTGTGCTTTACTTCGATGAAGGTGAGAATCCATTAGATTACCAGTATCCATACAATCAGGAAAAGATAAGGCATTGGATGGCTAATAACGATGTTCCCGATTTTTTTATTCAACTCCCGGAGTATGCTTTAATGCCCTCTGGGAGAGAATTAACGGAGAATTTCCCGATCTATTTGCAAGGGGAAACAATGGCAAGGTTGAAAGACCTGACACATATTATTTCAATTATGTCCATGGACAATTCAGACAACGATACGATGAGGGCCTTGCAGTCGCAGATGGATCTCCTGAACGATATAAATTTATGGTCGAAAGGCCAGTTTACGAATACTACCTCTTCTACAACCGTTGGGTAACCGAGAAGAGAAAAGAAATTACAAGAGCCAAGAGCCGATCAAGATAAAGGTTAGATTTGTTAAAAGGCCCTTGCAGATTGCAGGGGTTTTTTTTATGTACTTTTGCCAAAATTGATTTCCGATGGCTACCATTTCCAATAATGAGATTAAGATCAAGTATAGCCTTGACACCACGGACCTGGCAAATGCCACGGCCCTGTTTGATAGGTTGAGTGCGGAAGACCGGCAGTTGCTTAATGACCTTAAAAGGTTACAGGCTCAGTTAAATGCCACAGGCCAAGCAGGGCAAGCGGCAGGACAGAATATTGGTAATGGAGCCAACAATGCAAGGCAAAATATAAACGGCCTTTCTGATTCAATTAAACAATTAGGGGGTTACATTGGAACATACTTTTCTGTTCAGGCATTAGTAAGTTTCACAAAGCAAGTAGTGCAAACAACCATCCAGTTTGAAGCACTAAACAAGGCCATCCAATTTACCTCTGGGTCAGTTAGTGCAGGATTGGCTAACTTCAAATTTCTTGAGCAAACTGCTAAAGAACTTGGCTTACCATTAGTAGCGGCCGCAGAAGGATTTAAGTCCATGAGTGCGGCCGCAAACAGAGCCGGAATCACTTTTAAGGAACAACAGAAAATGTTCCTTGATCTTTCAAAGGGTATGGCGGCATTGTCTTTAACATCACAAGATGCATCACTTGTCTTCTTTGGTTTCGGACAACTCATGTCGAAAAACAAGGTGTCGGCCCAGGAACTTTACCACCAAATTGGGGAGCGACTTCCAATTGCGATGCAAGCCGCTCAAATGGCGGCCGCTAAAGTGACAGGGCAAATAAAGGTTACTGCCTCCGAACTTATCAAGTTAGTGGAAGATGGCAAACTATTGTCATCAGAATTTGCTCCTGCATTTACAGATGCCATTGCAAAGATTGCCGGAGACTCTGCCAAGATTGATACACTTGGTAAGAACTTTACCAGACTTGGTACTGCATGGGATGAGATGTTGGCCGCAATGGGTAATTCAACAGAAGGGTTCTGGTACCAAACTACAAGGTTCTTTACAAAAGGCTTAGAGATACTTAGAAATTTAATAGCCGGGAATGCAAAAGAAGTAAATGATGCTCAAGCAGAAGCATTTACAGAAACTTATAATCAATATGAAAAGGCTTCTATTCAGGCCATAGACCTTGCTATAAAACAAAAAGAAGCGCAAGTTGCTTCTACTGAGGCTATTAAGAAAACGGCAGATGCGGCCAAAAAGTCGGCAGAGGATGCAATACCTACCTTAATGAAGGTTGCTAATTATATTCCTTTTATTAATAGCGTATCCGTAGCTTTTCAACAAGAACTTTTAAATTCAAGCAAACAGGCATCAGAGCAAGCGGCACTTGCGGCAGGGAAAGCAAAAGGTCAACTTGATGCTCTGATTAAATTAAGGACAGAACTAAGCAAGAAAAAAGATGAGGATAAGGTCAAAGATGAAGAGGCCGAAAAAGCCGCAGAGAAGCTTTATAAAAAGCTAATTAATCAACAGGAAGCCTTGATGAAAGCCGAGGAAAATTATATCAAATCAAGAACAAAGGCCGGAACAAATCAGGATATTCTACTTCTCCAGAATAAGGTTAAGTTTAACAATGAAATGTTAAAGATTGACCAAGATGCAAGGTTTAAGGATCTTGAATTGGCAAAGAATAATGCAGTTGTGAGACAAGGGGAAATCCAAAAAGACCAGGAAGCAGAGGAAGAGTTAATCAGACAAGCCAGATTTAAAGCCTTTGCTTTGGAGTCTGAGTATTACAATAAGACAATTGAACTTATTCAGGATAATAAGCGGAAGAGAAGGCAAGAGTTGCAAACTGATGAGCAGAATGAATTAGATAAGACTGAGGATTTTTATGAGGATCAATTAATACAACTTCAAAATAAATATAAAGAAGCCATAAAAATTGAAGGTCAATCCAAAGACAGTCTTGAACTATTGGAGATGAATTACCAAGATTTGAGAACTAAGTTGGAGCAAGATGGCGAACAGGCCAGAGCGGACATAAGAGCCAAGTTTCGGGCAAAAGAAAAGCAGGAAAGATTAGAGGCCGAAATGGAAATCCGTTCTGTAATGGTGGAAGCCGCAAATATCCGTAATCAAGCCTTGGCTAAAACTGAGATGAAGAAGGCCGACATAGCCGATGAATCTGCGATTACTCAAATAGGAATTGAAAGGGAGAAGAACCACAAGATGGCTCAACTTCAACTTGAAAGTGGCAACCTATCAATTTCAGACAAGAAAATCATTAATGACAAACTGGAAGCACAGGATGTCCTTCTGGATGCCAAGCTTACCCAGATTGTAAAGGATGGCGAAAAGAGAAGACTTGAGTATAAACTTGAGATTTATCAAGCAAGCTTTGAAGCCATATCTTCGGCCTTCAACCAGATTACAGAGTTATACATTACCAACCTGGACAGAGAGAAGGAAGCCTTGGCAATGAAGTACGATGCCGATGTCCGGTTGGCCGATGGGAACAAACAGAAGCTTGCCCAGTTGGCTCAAGAGAAAGCAAGAAAGGAATACGAAATTGAATTGAAGCAATTCAAGGCCAGACAAATAATGGCCGTGGCCGAGGTAATATTCAAGACCGCCCCAGAGATTGCCAAGTGGATTGCCACCGGAGTTCTGGCACCGGTAGCCGCCATAGGTCTGGCCGCTCAAGCTTTTGCCATCGGTGCCATCTTGGCTCAACCACCTCCGGTGCCTCCATACAAAGATGGTACGAAAGGAAGACCTCACCCTGGTGGTCCTGCTCTTGTAGGGGAAGCCGGAACGGAGAAGGTAATTACCACTGATGGTCAGGTTTACTTTACTCCACCAATGGCTACCTTAGTGGATCTTCCAAGGGGAGCGCAAGTAATCCCGAACCATGCCTTGAGCAGAAAGGAATTGTTTATGGCTAATGCGCTCAATCAGGGGAAGCCAATAAACTCTGGTGATAACCTTGGGCCAAAGCTTGATAGGATAGGAGGTATTCTGGAGTCACTTCCGGTACATCAGGTCAACATGAATGAAAGGGGCTTTGAGAAGTTCGTAAGGACTCCAAGAAGAACTACCAAAATATTAAACAACCAGTTCCCGGTTAAGCATTAATAGCATGGCAAATTGGAAATTCTATCTGGATGGCAATGAAGTGGAAGAACCCATTGGATGGGATGCCGTGGAATTCACGGCTCTCAGAATGGAAAGCCACGGGATTGACCAACCCTTCTCAACTGAGTTAAGGTTCTACAATCAGGGAGCCAAATACATAAAGAAACTTTATGATCAGTTATTTATCAATGCCTCCATTGCCATACAAATTGTTTCTGATGTATCTTACGGTGGCACACCATACCAGTTTGATGGCTTTCTGAACCTATCTGTTTATGAGGAATTAAATGTATGTGATACGGATTCATGGGAGATTACCGTGGGCATCATGGATGATGACTTCAGGGAAAGATTTAAGGCACGACAGGATGTTGAAATTGATTTAACATCCACAAAGGATCTGGATGGTAATCCAATTGAGCAGTTAAGCTATAAGGAAGTAAGACTTCACAAGCAGGACTTATACCTTGCCGCATCTGCCTCCCAAAAGGAAGTAGATAGTACGGTTTTGCTTACTTGGGAATGGAGCGTTGCAGGACCGAATTTTGGTTGGGACATCACAAAGTATTCTACCATTGCCCCAACCTACTTTGACAATTCAGACTTTGTAACTCCATTAGGTACAACCTTTGACCCACTTGGATTAGCTTGGACCTATGGTGGGCCATTTATTGTAAATAACGCAGGGTATGCAAGAACCTTTAGCTTTACATTAAACGCAGACACCTACTTCTCTTTTGAAGATTTAAAGCAAGGGGAATTAATAGGGCCAGTTTGGGTACCAAGCCCAATTGTAAATAGTGCGGATTGTAATGCCGATGTAATACTTTCTATTTATGATAGTAGCGACAACTTCCAATCCTTAGTTTTTATTGGCAGTACAGGTCTTATAAGTAGCCCAGGTATCGGAGGGTTGTATCCTACCTTTACCAATAATACATGGAATTTTACAGGAACATTTACCCTCCAACCAAGCCAGAAAGCCTTTATCTCAATGGAGATAGGGGTTGATGGAAGTTTAAAAAGAGGGGACTTTGTAACACAACCAACTCCAATACTCAACCAATGGTATGAGGCCGAATGGAAGGTAATATGGAATAATGTCTGCCTTACTTTAAGTGAAGTAAATCAGGGAGACTTCGCCTCCTTTTGCAATGGTTTGACAATTGAGCAATGGCTCAAAAGGGCCATCTTTATTCTTACCGGTAGTAATGACAAACTTCTTTCAGATACCTTCTCCGAGGAAGGCAATGGATGCTACTGGAATAATCTTTTGACAAATGGTCTGAAGATTAGGAATGCCAAAACGGTAGAGCAGATTGAAATTGGGTGTAGTGCAGAGGAAGAAGGAGTACCTGATCTGACCAAATTAAAGACAAGCTTTAAGGAGACCTTTGATAATCTGGATAAGATATTCTGCCTTGGTTGGGCCTACGAATGGACAGGCACCGAATGGAAGATTAGGGTAGAACGCAGAGAATACTTTTACCAAAACCAGATAAGCCAAAGCTTTGAAAATGTAGGTGAGGTGAGGCAGATGGCAAAGGTTGACAAGCTTGCCAATAATGTTATCCTTGGGTACAACCCGAACTGGAAGAACATTCAGATTTCTGGATCATGGGCAATCCATACAGACCGGAATTACTTTATTGCCAACAAAGCAATGAATGAAGGCTCAACGGCCAATCTGGATTTAAGGTCCAATATTATTGCAGAGGGATATGCCATTGAGTTTAGCCGAAGGATGTCTGGCATTGCAGATGGGGGTGGATCTTCAGATAGGCCAAATGATTATAACATTTTTATAATTTGGCTAAACAAGTTTGAACTTGAGTTTGAGGCAGTACAGAGTACACCATTTGTATTACCTGGAGAAACCGGTGCCGTTACATTCCTTCCCGGTCAGGTTAGTATGCCATCGGATTATATCACGGCATCTAATTCACCGCTTACTGGCCTTTACAATATTTACCACACTCCGGCAAGGGTAGCTTGCAGATGGTGGAAGGTATTGGGTATGCATACCTACGGACTGGCAGATCCTAAGTTAAGGTTTCAGGTCGGGGAATACCAGACTACCTATTCATCCACAATCAATGGGGATGATGAGACCGAGTCTTGCATAGAGATATTCAACGGTGAGATAGCAGAGAGTTCGGATATTTATGCTTACATAATGAACACGGCCTATCAGGAATATTTATTCAAACCGATTGCCATTGAGTTTACATATCCACAAAGTCTGTGCGATTTCTTAACTTTGTCACAGGATGAGCAATACCGGAAAGTCAGGCTCACTTCAGGAAGTTTAGATGTGCAAGGGTTTATAACCCAAGCTACCAATCAACCTGAAGATGCTTCCGGTGGTACTACGAAGTTCACCTTACTCATGTCTGCACAGATATCAGGAGTAGGTGGGGCTTTCACAGATGGCTTTAGCACAGGTTTCGATAATGGCGAATAGAACCAGAGGGCAGTTAAGTACAGACTCATTAGACTTATTCCCTAATAATACCAGTCAGTTAATTAGTCCACAAGATTTAAGGGACTGGATTACCAATGGGATTGAGTCATTTGTTACCCAGAAGGATACAAGTGAGTTTCAGAATGCATTTTATGAATGCCGAGGAAATCCAATAACTGCCACATCAGGAACAACTAACCTTGTATTAGCCAATGGTAACTTTGTTCATATTACAGGCACAACACCTCCTGCAATAACCATTAACTCCTTTGGCACATTGCCTGCCGGATCAAGGTTTGTATTGTGCTTTGACATTCCGGTTACGCTTGTCTATAATGCCACCAGTCTGATTATTCCTGGGGCGGCCAATGTAACAACTGCCGCAGGGGATTGCATCATGCTTATCTCTGAGGGTTCAGGTAATTGGAGAGTGATAAGCTACTTTCCGGGTAGTGGGCTTCCGGTAGGCACAATCTCTGGGGTTACTGCGGGAACAGGTTTAAGCGGTGGAGGATCAAGCGGAGTGGTCACGGTAAACCTTGCCAATACTGCCGTTACTGCCGGGCCTTACACCAATGCAAACATCACCGTTGATGCACAAGGTCGTATTACTGCCGCATCAAGTGGTACAGGTGGATCAGGAATTACTGCCCTAACCGGAGATGTGACTGCATCAGGAACAGGCTCAGTTGCTGCTACCATTGCGAATGGTGCGGTGGATATACCTATGCTTTCTGCAACAGGGAGTCCATCAGGAACAACTTTTTTAAGAGGTGATAATACATGGGCAACTCCATCAGGAACTGGAACAGTTACTTCAGTAGACCTTACAATGCCATCTGCATTTGCAGTTTCTGGCAATCCAATTACCACATCAGGCACATTAGCAGTAACCGGAGCAGGCTTAGCGAGTCAATATGTTAGGGGTGATGGCACTCTGGCTAATTTCCCAGAAAGCACAGGAGGAGGCAGTTCAATTAGTTATTACCTAAATGGTTCAATTACTCAATTAACAATAAGTGGTACAACTTATTATCAAATGAGTAAGACTCCGGTTTTCGGAGCAGGAACTAACTTTACCAGAACAAGTGCTTCGGGGAATGGCTATGTAGCATCATTCATTACTGATGTAGGAGACCCTAATATAATTTCAATACCAGGCGGCAACTTTAATCTTGAATTCTACTTTAATGCCTCTTCAGGAGGAGGTAGCCCTCAGTTTTACGCAGAGCTTTACAAGTATGATGGTTCAAGTCTAACATTAATAGCCTCTGGGAGTACGAATCCAGAAGGCATTACCAATGGCACAACGGTTGATCAATACTTCACTTCTATTGGTGTGCCTACTACTGCTCTGGCATTAACCGATAGACTTGCTATAAGAATTTATGTAATTACATCAGGCAGGAATGTTACTCTCCACACGGAGGATAATAATCTTTGCCAAGTCATTACCACTATAAGCACAGGATTAACTGCTCTCAATGGACTTACTGCCCAAGTTCAGACCTTTGCAACAGGCACAAGTGGAAGCGACTTCGGGATAAGTAGTGTCACTAATACACATACATTTAACATTCCAGATGCATCTGCAACTGCAAGAGGATTAATAACCACAGGAGCGCAGACTTTAGCCGGAATTAAGAGTTTTGGCAATGGCGCAAGTGCAGGCGAGATTAGGTTAATTGAGCCAAGTGGAGCAGGTACTAACTACATCGGTCTGAAAGCCCCGGCAACAGTAGCGGCAGACACTACATTCACCTTGCCTAATTCAGATGGCACACCAGGAACAGTAATTCAGACCAATGGTTCAGGAGTTTTATCATGGGTTAATAATGGAGGGGCTTTATCAACTCAGTATTTAAAAAACACAACTGCCACAACTATTACTAATCCAACAGTCAATACTATCGTTGAGACATTAACAATTCCGGCAGGAACATATACTTCCAATAATGCCTTTTTAATGACTGTAAAAATTACTGGAACAATAGCCGCTACTGCCGTCAATTATAGAGTAAATTTTAATAATTCTGCCGCAATAGGAGGCACACAAGTAGTAGCTTCAAGCATGGCAATTAATAACACTAGTCAGCATGTGATTCTGGCATTTAACCTATTCGGAGGAGGCTCAGGAAATACAACTAGATATTTGGCTAATCCATTTGTCACTGGTACAGGTTTAGGCACGGCGGTGACAAGCATTGACTGGTCAGTCACTCAGTATCTCATCTTGTGGGTTGAGCCTTCGGCTAATCGTAATGTTACAAACATGTTACTTTCAATGTCACCAATATAATGGAAGAGATTACTTTAATAAACGGCCAATTAACTTACCGAGGCCAAATGTATAATTACAGTGATTTGACTGAAATTAACACTGCGGTCAATATTACGCTTCTTTATGACGGCTCTACATTTGAGGTGACAGTAGTAGCCAATGAGGTAAGCATCAATGGAATTGTTCAGACATCGGCACAGATGATAATTGACACACTAAGCAATGGGCAATCCTAATCCATTTTACAGGTTCAAGCAGGCATGGAATGCCGGGTTCTATCCGGATAACCAAATCATGACCGACCTAATCAATGAGATGGTTGGGCAACTGACCATTGACTTGCCAAGCATCTGGCCGAGCAAGACCATTGATGGGCTTTACTATACCATTAAGCAATGGGTCAAGGTGTATGAGGGTCATCCATACTATGGCAGATTTGACTTTAGCATTCAAAAGATTCCTGATCCACCATTCAATTCGGAGTATAATATAAATGTCTTCAACCCAGACATGGAAGCTCTGAATCTAACAGGGGCAGGCTTTACTGTTAATGGATTTTATGTGCCAAGCACTAACATAGTTGTCAATAGCGTTGTCAATGCCTTTACTCCTGGTTCTTTCTCAGGCTCATTTGCCGAGCCATTAATTAATGAGGAGATAAAGGTTAGTGAGGCATTACAGATAGTTAACATAAATGGCTCTGCCATCTTCCCGATTACCTATGCATTCAATCCTATTTCCAATGTAGCTATATCGGGATTGGCAAGGGGAGATAACTGGTTTATTAATGCCAATGGAGTACCAGACAGACAACCTGTGCCGAACTTGCCCTATGAGAACAGGAGGACATTTGAACTCCCTGCCCTCAATGGTGATGACACTTACATAGTGAGCGTAATGGAGCGCATCATTCAGGCTTCATTGAATGACATAAACTCTGTGTCGACTGAGTATGCCAAGTACACAATGCCGGAAGGTTGGACTAAGTCCATTGCCCAACCAAGCTACACTACTTACAATCGTTACCAGATTAACTTTGTTAATGCCTCCAGAAGAAAGTTCATTTTGGTAGGCAAACTGGATTCTACATGGCTATGGCAAAGGTTTGTCTCTGATGATTACGGAAATTCTCCGTACAACTTCCTGACCAATTACTCAGAGTTTTCCCCGATTCCTTATGAGCCATTGCAAGCAGGAAGGTGGATCTATAATAACGATACATTCGACTTTGAGTTTGTAGATTTTATTCCGGATTGCTATGTAAGCCCAGAGTTCTATCCAATGCCGGCTATACCTGGTGATCAGTATCAATTTAATGTAATCGATGGTAATCTCACCGGACTTGACAATGTCAATATAGGACTCTTTACAGAAAGCGGAGAGTTCATCCAGAAAATAGGTGAGGCAGAAAATAAATATACTGTCTCATTTGTAATCCCTAATCAAACCCCTCCATTTGATCCTTATTATCCTGCGGCTACATTGTTAGTTGGAATAGGGGAAACAATACCTACTGGACCAAATGATTATCTGTATGCTTTCCCAAGGATTTTCTCTGGGATACCACCTTCCCCAACCCCAGAAGAATTCGCAGAATTTCTTTTAGAAAAGCTAAAGCTTGAAGGATTCTCCGATTCAACTTTTTATTTTAACGGCACAAATTGGGTTGTAAACTGGGTAGTATATAATTATATCAATAGTGTTTTAAGTATAGAGAATGATGATTATGTAGCTTCATTATCATGGGGAGGAGGAACGGTGCCAGAAGATTTCCAATTCTTCCTTGAAGGGCAGAATAGTTGTTCAAAACAATTTAAAGCTTCCTGTACCATACCGGCAGTAAAGGATGGATGTTATAGGTTGGGGCTTTACTCAGATCCAACATCTGAATGCGACCTTGAATTTACCTATACATTGGAGGGAACAGGGTTGACTGATTACCTTGACTACATTAATACGGTAGTTTATACAAGCATATCCCCATATATTAAATGGCAGTTAGGGTCTGACATTGGGGTCTATAATGTAATCTCTGATACCACAACCGCCACGGACATTGTGACTTGGTGTAATGAAAATATATCAGGGATGGATGCTCAAGAACTTGAAGGAGCAATAATTTGGACTTGGAACAGAAACAATGTTCCCTGTGACACTACTCTATCAATGAGTAATTGCCACACAGATGGATCTGGTTCCAGTTGCATTTTTGAATTATGGGAAACCCCAGAGCAAACCTGTGAGTGCGGAACAAGTTATTACTTGTACTCACTAAGCAATAATATAAACATTAACCGAGCAGACTGCTTCTCCACAATTCTTGAATTCTGGTCTGACAATAATACTGTTGCCCAAGGATATGAGTATTTCAATGAATGGAAGCAAAGAATCAGGATAGGACTTAACGGAGGAGGAGAGAAGCCGGTGATTGAGGAAAGCTTATATAGGCAATCCAACGGAGTCCACCGGAGACCGCAGAATAAACAAGATTTATCCATAGATTTGCATACTGATTTCTTTGACTTGGAGACACAGTTGGCGATGACCGATGCCACTCGACATCCCTACATAGTGTGGAACAATCAGGGAATATTTGTAAAAGGTGATATTGATGTTGCCACCATTCAAGATTTCACCACCCAGACCTCTTTTGAGACTTTGTCCCAGATGAAGTTTCAG